GTAGAGGCAGAAGGCGACCAGCAACAAGAGCCTAATAAGATGGACGAGCGCCAAACCCGCGCAGCTTGGAAGGAAGAGAAACGCAAGCGAAAAGAAAAGGCAGAAATTGCCAAGGCACAAAAGGAACGAGCTGACCGTATTGAGAAAGAGCTGGAAGAGCTTAAATCTCAGGTTAGCCAAGCTACCAGGGGCAAGCGACCTAGTCCATATGATTACGACAGCGAGGAAGAATTCGATGTTGCTTATGACAAATGGCGCAATCATGGTAAGACAGAACAAAAACCAGTTCAGGCTAATGCTAATGGTAAGACAGAGCAAAAACCAGTTCAGGCTAATGCTGAAGAGCAGGTTTTTAATATGTCTGATGATCAAGAGTATCATTTACACCAATCAGAAACGGCACTTAAAAAGTCGCTCAAGGATTATGATGATGTAAAAGATAGTGTACATAATGAGTTGAAGACGGCTTTTGGTTTGCAAGATGATTACCCAATCATGGAACAAATAGCGCAGTTTGCTCATACGTATGACGTTGATCCTGCAAAAGCCTTTTATGCTCTAAATAAGCTTCCTAATAAGATTAATGACCTTGTTAAGAATCAAAATAACCCAGCACAAATTGGGCGTATCTTGCGAGACTTGGAATCCAAGGTGAAAGTTAGGGAGCGTAAGCCTTCTGAAACAAAACCAGAACCAAGCATTAATAGTAGCGGTCGGATAGAAAGCACAAATGCTAAAATAAAAATTGCTCTTGATAAGTACGCTGAAACTGGAAGTAATAATGACTTTATGGCATACAAAGAGCTAATCAAAAATAAAGGTGAATAAAAATGAGTAACGCACTAGTTAAAGAACTTCGCGTAATGTGGGCAGAACTAGCCGCAGATACGGATATTAAGTGTACGATTTCTAAGCTTGTATCAGATCAGAACAGGTTTGATATGGGCGATCAGGAAGGTGAAAGGTCTAGTGATACTGCGTATATCCCTAAACCATATCGGTTTAATGTTCAGGAAGGCTATGAATCTAGTGATTCTGACTTTCAGGATTTAATTGATAGAATGATTGTTGTCACTCGAAACGGCGTTAAGCGTATCCTGTTTAAGACAGACGCTTTTCAAAATCGTGACGGGCGAATAACTGAACAGGGAAAAGCTGCTTTAATGCGTGATATTCGCAATGCAATCGACTTGACAGTTTACAAGGAAGCGCTGTTGCATTCTTCTCAGGTTAATGTGTCTACTGGAAAGTTTACCTTCCAAGACGCAATTGAGATGGAAAATCGCATGTATAATGCTGGGCTTGGCGGCTATTCTAAGAATGCCCTCCTGTCTAACACGGACTACAAAGAAGTAGCCTCTGTCCTAGGCGCTAACCAGTATGATGCAAATCGCACCACTAATGCATTAGAAAAAGCAATGCTCCCAGACTTGGCAACATTCACAACCATGCGATCAGACTACACACTAAATCTTCCTGGTGTTGCTACACCTGCTGGCTTTGCGGTTGATGGTGATCAGACCTATATTGTGTCAACATACAACACGCCTGGCGTTAAGAATTCTGGATTTAAAAATCCAAATCAGCAGGTGTTAAAGGTCAAGGCAACCTCTACAGTTGATGTGTCTGTTATGGTTGGCTCTAAGATTTCACGAGAAGGCGGAAATGCTGTTGATCCTGAGACTCGAAGCGATACTGATGAGCTTTTGACGCATACAATTGTCGCTGTTGATAATGTTAATAAAACATTGACTATTGAGCCTCCAATTGTAAGCGGAACAAGCCCGTACAAGAACTGCACATCAAACGCCACTGATGATGACGCGCTTACGATTTTGAATAAAAATAGTAGCTCCCCATCGTTATTCTGGATACCTGAAGCAATTACAATTGTTCCAGGCAATATAATGACTCCAGATGAGGGTATGAGTGTGGCTCAAGCAACAACAGAGCAAGGTCTTCCAATGGAGCTGATTAGCGAAGGCGACTTCCATAAGGGTGGCCGAAAGTTCAAAGGTGTTATTTACTTTGATGTTGTAGCCACAAATCCTGAGTATATGTTTGCTCATTTGTCAAATCAGGCTTAGGTCTGCAATGCTTGCGGGGGTGTTTAATCACCCCTGCTCTTTAGAGGTTCTAAAATGATACATATTTACAAAGCTGGTGGAGATAGAACTTATAAGGACGGATTCAATTATTCAATTAAGGCGATAAATCCTAGGGAGTTTGATATTTTTTCTTCTCAAGGATGGCATCGACATGCTGAGGACTGCCAAGCCATTGATGTTGAGTTCTCAAAACATGTTGGGCATGAGGAGACTCTTCGAGAAGATATTAAGAAGCTAGGCGGCAAGCCTGCTGGTCGTTCTTCTGTTGCTAAGTTAGAAGCTCAATTGAAGGAGTTGAAAGATGGCGACACTAACGAAGGGTGAAATTGTAGATCAAGCTTTTGTTTTAATGCGTATATCGGGCTTAACTATTAAAGCAAGCCCACCTGAGATTGGGATGGCATTATCTGCATTAGAAAGAATGGTTTTATCATATGAGAATAGCGGGTTATTTCTGTCTTACAACAAGTCTGAAACCTACCCTATGCCAGACCCTAGTGAGGAGTCAGGATTAAACGACAAAAGCATACAAGCTATTGTTTTATTGTTGTTTAAGAATTTATGCCCTGCTTTTGGCAAAATGTTTCCCTTGGAGTTAAGGGAAGAAGCCTCAATGGCTTATCGTGGCTTGTTTAGTGTTATCGCACCAACTAGGGGGCAGAACCCTATGCAGCCTTCTGGACAGGGTAATAACCGCTATGTAGGCGATATTGGTTTTAATCGAAAATATATGCCAGATCAAAAAGATATTAATGTAAATAATGATAGCAGCTTAGAAGGATTGGAACTTTAATGGATATTGTAGACTTAAATAATAATGGTGAGATCGAGGGACAAGATTTAATCCCTATCTTTAGTCAAGATAATGCAGCTAACCGATCTGTTTCCTTTAATGTATTAAAACAGGCAGTTCCTACTATTGAATCTATCTCATACCAAAATCCTACGTTAACAATAACAATGACAGATGGTTCATTTTTTGAGCTAGATTTAGTTTAGTTATCTTCTGTTAATGATATATAATAGAGAAAGCTAGGCATTGTGAAGGGTGCCTAGTAGAGCGCGCGCGTTCGCTTTTGTTACGCTGTACTTCACTACGGCCACCTTCACCTTTAAACCCTTTGTCTTTTAATACTGCACTCCTTCACATGCGGCGCAAGCGCGCGGAGCAAATGAAGTGACTAGAATAAAAGATTTAAACCGCAAAGATACAATGAACGACAATGATATCCTTCCGGTTTGGGATGGGTTCAATGCGTCTACCCGTTCTGTATCATTTAAAAATCTGCGAGAAGCAGTACCCTACATTAAAAGCGCCGCCTATATTTACCCTGATTTAGTTCTACAGCAATCAAACGGCGAAGCTGTATCTGTTAACTTAACTGGGTCGCTAGATATTATTGATCCATTAGTAGAGGATCACGACCTAGTATATTGGGACCAATCAGAATCAAAGTTCAAGCGAGCTGGGGCTAGTGTAGACCCGACAACTGGCGTTATTTCTTTTGATAAAACAATTAGCGTTCCTTCTGGCTCCCTTAACGTGGGTGATGTTATAACCCTTTCTGAAGGCGGTGAAGAGCTTCTAGTACGTGATAATATAATGGGAACAAAGGGAAATATTGTTTCTTCTGATTTTGATGATACTGGCTCAAAAGCACCTTCCTATTTAGATTTAAACGCTTCTGTATCTAGCGTATTCCAGCCTGACGACTCAACATTACTTACTGCTAACCCTTTAGAATTTGCCTTTGCTGAGTCTGTACCGGAAGGGTTTGATATTAGGCAGTCTAACCAGTTCACATTTAGAGCAGCTGAACGGATTACTAACTTAGTATTCTCTATTGTTGATAGAGAAAGCGGCGTAACAATTAAATATGTGCCAAGTAAGGCCGCATTCTTAGCAGAAACACCAGAGCAAAAAGCAGCTAACCCCGGCTTAACGTTTGAGGTCGGTGATAACATTGTAGACTTCATTAGCACTGAGCCAGACTCAGTAGGTGTATCAAATGTTGGCCTGTCGCCTTTTCGTCTTCGCAATGGTCAGGTAGTAGATTCTGTAGCTAAAGCGGACAACATGGCGCTACTTGGTAGTCCTGATGGTTTGCCATATTTATTCCAGATTACACAAGACGGTAAAGAATTAAATTTAAGCACTAGCGAAAGTGAATATGTAGAAGAGATTATCGCTGGTGAGAATATAACAGTAGACAATGCAGACCCTAAAAAGCCTGTAATTAGCGCTTCTGGTGGCGGAGATAAAACTAACTTTGTCGGTTTGTTTAAAACTTTATCTGATCTTGAAACGCAATTTCCAGAACCAGAAGATGGTATGTATGCCAACTTACTAGATGAAAATGGAAAGCCTGACACTAGATACAAAGCAGATCGTTTGAAGTGGGAAAGTATAGGTGAGGTATCTGGTGAGGTTTACGTAAACGAAACTAAGTCAAAAGAGCTTGTATTTAAAGATGGCTTAAAATATGAAGATAAAGACGGTGTTGCTGAGGTATCGTTAAGCGGTAGAGTTCCGCAGGTATTTTTCGATGTATCAGTAGAATCATCTAGATATATTGATTCCACTTATGTTGGCAAGCAAATAACTATTATTCAGTCTACGCCAAATACAGCTGTCCCTATGC